TCAAGCGGTTTCTGTATGGGATTCATTATCCTTAATGGGGCTGCTTTTTGTGTATTTCTTTTTTTCTTCGAAATATGTCGAGTAAATAGACTCTTTTTCCCCTGTCGCTTTTTCATATTTCATATTTACAAAGTCAAAAATGTCCTCTCGTTCACGATTGCCGAGTAGTCGATACATTGCAATTAAATCATTTTCATCAGTAGAAAGCGGAATACCATCGCATGTTAAATTCTCATTTGTTAAATTCTCAATCGTTAAATACTCCCCTGTCAACATCCATTCCATTGAAGTTTTTAGGACATTTGAAATCTTGAAAAGTGATGTTGTGTCCGGGATTCGCTTTTCAGTGCAATATTGACTTATTGCAGTTGTTGAAAGCCCTGTTTCTCTACAAAGATCGGTTTGTTTGAGCCCCATTTCCTTTAAGCGCTCATTAATTCTTCCTCCAATACCAGAAAAATTACAGTCCATGTTATACCTCCATCATGTCGAATTGTAGCAACAAATGAGGAAAATAAATTAAACAAATGAGGATCTTTCTATTGACTTTTCCTCGTTTGTTGCATATACTTGTTATAGATTAAAAATTTAATCAACTTCAGAATAACACAAAAGAGAATAAAAAGAAAGAGGAGGAGAGGAATTGAGACACGGAAAAAAGCCGACAAGGGTGCAAAAAATCAGGCTTGGTCAGATGGGCCTCAGTCCTGAGAATTGGCTCGTCATTCGCCAGAAGCAGAACGGAGAGCTTGTTATCATCCACAAACATAGCAATCGAGTGAGGGTTATCTCTCTACTTGGATAAACGAGGATCGGAAGGAGAAGCAGCATGAGAAAGATGAAGAAGATTAACGGTTTTTTAGTAGTGAAGTTTAACTCTCGGGAGCTTCGGGAATGGGGCGACATGGGCCTTGGAAATTTTGGCATTATTGATGCCGAGATATATACTGGCAAACTCGAAATAGATCGGGGTGCTATGGAGTACGACGACATTGAGACTATTGAAGAAGCTGTCGAGATGGCCCGGGGTCTCAATGCAGAGGAAGACTACACCGCACAGCCCTCGACCTATGCAGTTGTTGAAGAGGTCGTGAATGATGTCGTTGAGCGTGTGGAGGTCGATCCTCAGTTTTTGATCGACAGATGGACGAAGACACTCAAGAAGCAGATCAAGAGCCCGCACCATCCGGGCGTCAATGCGAACACAGCCCGACATGAGCTTTACGGGTTCAAGGTTGCTCTCTCCGAGCTGGGCCTTCTGGATGCGGACGAGTGCCTCGTTTTTCCGAACGCCTTCGGCCCGGAGGGGCCGCAGCCCCAACAGGAGCGGGAGGAGCTGCTTGCCTGTGTGTGTGATACGTTGTGTAAGGAACGAATACCCGGGCGTACACAAGAGGAGCTCCACACGGTTTGTGCGAAGTGTGACGTCAATCCACTTACCGCCGCCTTTGGGGAGGTGAGACCGACTTGCAAAGCTGTCTCACCGGATGCACTTGAGAAACCTCTCGTCAACCAGAAATCACCCGTGGATAGGGCGGTTCTGGTTGGAGTAATACCTTACCGAGAAGCAAGCGAAGAGGAGGCAAAAAAGTTAAAAGACGCCCTTATCAAAATGATAATGAGTGGAGTCTCTAGTGCGGCGGAGCCCGGGCTCCAATCTCGCAAATGCCATGAGGAGCAGATGCGAAAATGTCTCAATGATGCGGAAAAAAGGCTCAGTCATTTTTGTTTGCCTCCGTCTTTGCGATAACGTCAGCCTTACAGCGTTCATTGATAAAAGCGAGAAACTCCTCACGGTTGAGCAGACCTTTATATTCTAAGTAATCGGTAAGGGCCCATATAAACGGGTCATTCGCGAGCCGTGATTTAAAGATATAGTCTGCAAAGTCATTTCCCGTATTGATATATTCAGACATAAATACACCCCCCTCCCGGGCATATAGGCCCTACGCACATTATACCGGGAGAAGTGGCGGAAAGCAAGAAAGGAGGATGTTCGATGACGAATCTCACACCATTTGGCAAGCTCGTTGTCAAGGCACTTATCGACAAAGATATGACAAAGACTGAGCTCGCTTTTCAGGTTGGCACATCACCGCAATATTTAAGCTATATACTTTTCGGCATCCGTTCCGGGAAAAAATATATTCCGAAGATCATCGAAGTCCTCGGTTTAGACCCGGCCCGTGTTGAACGATACATAGCATAATGGAGAGGAGGGACACAGATTGCCGGAGATTTTTGTGACGCTGGAAGAGGCGGCAGTTCTTGAGGGCGTCAGCTATGACACAATACAAAAAAGAATTAAGAGGAACCCGGAGGGGTTCAGAACGAAGACACAGCCCCGTGAGGGAGGCGGAAAGGATCAGGTCATTGTCGCAGTTTCGTCCCTCACGTCGAAGGCGAGGAGGGCACACAAGGCCGCGCAGAAGGTGGACGGAGGCGATGCAATCATAGAACAGAGAGTAAACGCGACGCCGTGGTATGTGGACGTCGATCTGAATTGGTACATTGAGACACACAAGAAGCAATATTACGAGGCGGTCGAGCTCGCGAAGCAAGTGCAGCAGTTCGTCGAACATGACGAGGCGGAGCGCACGGCCTACGCCGACGAGACGGCCCTGAAGCTCGGGGTCAGTCAGCGGACGCTCTACCGCTACGCCGAGGGCCTCCTCGAGGCGAATGCGTGGGCCCTGAAGATGGAGAAGGAAGAGGGCAAAAACTACGAATATTTTCGAGCTCTCTCCCTTTGCAGGAAGCCGAGGGATTCGCACACATTCCCTTCTATCACCGACGAACAGCGCGCGCTCATTGAAAATATATGGTTTGACGAACGGTTTGCCCGCAACCTCGGAACGGTCGAGATGCTCTACACGAAGTTCACAGCGGTAGCCCGTGAAAGGGAATGGTCTGGATGTCCTTCCTATTCCACCGTCGCCCGATATGTCTCCTACCTCATGAACGACCTCCGGGGCGAGAGCGCGAGGTTCCTCGCGTCGAACGGTTCCCGGGAGTGGAAGAATCAACGCATGATAAAAGGCAAGCGGAACGTCTCGGCGCTTCAGGTCATGGAGTTCGTACAGGGCGACGAGCACACGTTCGATTGTTGGGTTCAGGTTACTCACCCGAACGGCAAGATCGCCGCCGTCAGGCCGAAGCTCGTCGCATGGCTCGACACCCGCTCACGCTGCATCCTCGGCGACGTCATGTGTATCGACGCGAACGCGCAAACGCTGAAGGAATCCCTCGTCAAGATGCTTTACTCGACGCCGGGAGGCGTCCCGAAGCACTTGCACATTGACAACGGCAAGGACTACACCGCCGAGACGAACCTCGGACAGAGCCGCAAGGAAAGAGCTTGCAAAGAGCTCGAGTTCGACAGTGAGACGAAGGGCTTCTACAGGTCAATCGGAATCGAGGAATGGAGCCGCTCGCTACCCTATCAGCCGTGGGGCAAAGGCCAGATCGAGAGGTTTTTCGGGACGGTCTGCTCCCTGTTTACAAAGTGGATGGACAGCTACGTCGGAACGCTCACCGGGTCGAAGACCTCGGCAAAGCGCAAGAAGGACGTCAAGCAGATGCTCGAGCGTGGGGAGCTGCTCACAATGGAGGAGTTCTATGACTTGTGGACGCGCTGGAAGAATGAGGTCTACCACAAGCGGGAGCACGACGGCCTCAAGAAAGACCGGGAGAAATGGGTCACGCCGATCGAGCTCTTCCAACACGGGCAGCGATACGAGAAGGCAGCGCCTCCCCGGGAGTATGCGGCGATGCTGCTCATGAAGGCGGACACGGCCCTCGTCAGGAATCAGGGCATCATGAAGTTCGGCACACTTTACACGGACTACGAGCTCGCGAAGTATGTCGGCGAGAAGGTCGGCATCAAGTGGGACATCGACGACGTGACGAAGCTCTACGTCTACACCCGGGACGGGAGGAAGATATGCGAGGCAGTTTCCGCCGAGCTGCTTTTGATTGCCCCGAAGGTATCACAGGAGGCACTCGAGAAGCATCTTCGCAACCAGAAGCGGCAGCTCAAGGAAGTCCGGGAGACCCTCGAAGAGTTCCGCCGCCCCTACGAGCTCCGGCTTGAGGAGGGGGACGGGAAGGCCCGGGCGGTCGGCGCGCTCGACCTCACAATCAGATCGGAGCGCAGCCAGACACCGAAGGTCATCACGCTTCCGAACGACAAGGAGTTCCGGGGAGAGGCCGAGGCAAAGCGGAAGGCAACCGCGAAGGCAGGAGGCGATTCGGAGTTTATCACCGCAAAAGCGGAAGCGGCCCTCTCAAAGCTGAGAGGCATCGGATAAGGAGGATTTACACATGGAAGCAACAGCAGCAGCAATCTACACGGGCGAAACGCAAACGATCGCGGAGCGCGTGAATAACTATATCGCCGCCACAAAAGGCAGCATCGCGGGAATTGCCCGCGAGATCAACTACTCAAGGACGACCATCTCCCGCTATCTCTCGGGCAAGTATGACAGCGACCCGAGCGACCTCGAGCGGAAGCTCTCCGAGTACCTTCGGGAGCAGGGCGAAGAAATTGACGCCAGCGCTCCCGGGGAGGCTCCCCGGAAGTTCCTGAAGAAGCGGACGGACATCTTCGAGAGCCGGGACATGAAGAAGGTCATCGGCGTATGCAGCGCGGCACAGGAGGACATCGGCCTCGGCATCGTGGTCGCGAAGAGTGGATTCGGCAAGACCTACGCCCTCAAGTATTACGCGAAAATGCCCCGGGTCGCCTATGTGGAATGTGACGACACCATGAGCAGCCGCGACCTCGTGGAGGCGATTGAGCGGGCACTCGGCATCCCCTCCTCCTACGGCACAATCTGGAAGAGGGTCAACGGCATCCGGGAGTTTTGCAACGTCAACAAGGGCTATCTCATTATCATCGACGAGGCCGACAAGCTCATAAGCAAGTACACACAGAAGAAAATGGAGATTCTCCGGGGGATATTCGATCAGGCCGACGTCGGCCTTGTCATCGCCGGGGAGCCCCGCCTCGAGGCTCAGATCAAGACCTACCTCAACCGCTTCGCGAACAGGGTCGATTTTTATGCCTCCCTGAAGGGGCTCTCGGGCGCAGAGGTCGAGAGCTACCTCGGTGGCTACGACATCGACAGGGAGGCCCTTGAGGAGCTCAAGGCCCGGGCGTGCAACAGTCAGACGGGATGCTTCAGGCTCTTCGACCGGACGCTGAACAATATTATCAGGATTCTAAACGCCAACAACGAAACGACGATCACACTCAAGGTCATCGCTCAGGCGTCGGACATGATGATGCTCTAACGGACAGGAGGCCGAAGCAATGAAAATGACAAAACAGCGGCTCATGGGCCTCACTCTCGTCGTGATCTCCGTCCTCATGCTGCTCCTCGCCTCCACCGGGGAGACGCTGGAAGACAGAGACGCGACCGCCGTGCTCCTCACCCTCCCCCTCGGGGTTTACATGATGGTAACAAAGCAGTATCTCCTCTATGACGGAGAGGGGCCCGTCGAGGAAGAAAATGAACAGCCGGGGACACAGCTCCCCGAGCATATAGCAAGAAAGGAGTTCCAACATGGGACGAAAAAGAATTGTAGAGGCTCCCGTCTTCAAGACATGGGAGGAAGTAGACGCCGCGCTCCGGGAGGTCGCTGAGGAAGAAATCGCGATCGCAGATATTGAGGGTGAAATGAACAAGCAAATGAATGGTATCAAGATCACGGCGGCGCAGGAGGCAAAGCCCCACCATGACAGAATCAGCTCTCTCGAAAAGGACATCAAGCAGTTTGTCACAGAGCACCGTGACGAGCTCGGAGGGAAAAAGACAAAGACGCTCAACTTCGGGGAGACCGGATTCCGAAAAAGCACATCGGTTGTGATTCCGAAGGATAAGGGGCTTGTCGCGGAGATCATCCGCCGCCTGAAGGTGAAGAAGCTCACCGACTGTATTATCACCGAGGAAAAAGTAAATAAGGATGTTCTCCGGCAGCATGGCGAGGATGTTGTCATTGCAGTCGGGGCGCGCTGGAAGCAGGAAGATGCCTTTTGGTATGAGGCCAGTCATGAGAAGCTTGAAGCGCAACGATAAAGGGTTCGGAAATGAAGGCAATTGAAAAATATATGAAATATGCAGAGGAAAAAGTGAAAAAGATGTATTGTCCGTTTGGCTTTCCATGGATAGCACGGGGAATAACAGGGCCACACCCGGAACCAGAAACATGTGACGGAGGAAACTGCGAGTACTGCTGGAATATGGAATGGACAGAAAATTGAATAGAAGGAGAACGGGAAGATATGGATATCATAACAGACGAATGCCTTGCCTGTGTAAGTTTAAAAGAATGTGGCACGGAGATCATGAAAGGATCGGTTATGTGCCAAATGAAACGCTTAAATAATAAGCAGACAAAGGAAGACATGCTGTTAAGAATGTTTGAGTTGGCTGAACTGGCTAATAAGAAGAGACATTAAGTTTTCCATGAAAACCAGAGAGAAGATGAAAATATGGCAGATGCAAAAAAAATTTTGATCGAGTACGAGGATGGCACAGTAAAAGAATTGAATAAAGGAATTGCGGCAGAATTTGATAACGACAATATGTGCGTGGATATGCTGAAAGTATCTGATTTGGATATGGTAAGAATCGCTTATGGCATGATAGTAACAGTTGAAAAATTGGGAATGAAGCCATTATTACTGGCTTATTCCAGCGGTGAACTTCTTCCGGATGAAAGATGAGGTATCGAACATGGGGAATACAAATAAGAGCGCCATCCACTCTTCTATTCGTATGATATGGGGCATCGCAAAGAGCCCGGAACTCTCCCTCGAGGAGGCCGATCTCTATGCCCTCATAGAGCGGGAAACAGGCAAGCAGCACATGAGAGAGCTCTCTCAGGGGCAGATCGACAAAGTGTGTCGCGTGCTTCAGCAGATGAAGGACGGCGTCCGGGCCCCGGCCCCGAAGCCGGGCAAGCGGACGGACGAGGGAGGCAATCCGCAGACAGTCGCGCAGCGGCGCAAGATTTACAAGCTCACGGGCGAGCTCGGATGGAATGACACCCCGGCTCGGCTCAACGGGTTCATTCTGAAGATGTTCAAGGTCAGCCGGATCGAATGGCTCACGGTCGCACAGTGTTACATGCTGATCGAGGCCCTGAAGAAGATGCTCGAGCGCGAGCAGGAAAAGGGGGCAGACAGTGACAACGAAGAAGAAACGGCTCACTCAACGAGAGAAAATTGAGAACGCCCGTATTAAAAAGGAGATGCAGAAGGAAGGCATCCTCCCACCAGACAAGGCCCGGCTCAATCGGAAGAAGTTCGCCCGGGAAGTCTTCGAGGAGTTTGAACAGATGGAAGTCTTCGCCGCCGACCTCTATCTCAGGAGGGCGATCGGCTGCATGGTCTCGGCGGATATGCCGAGGGTCTCCGAAGAGCAGGTCGGCGTCCTGAAGCTCATGAAGCTCGCGGTCGAGACACAGAAGTTCATGGAGGCCCTCAAAGCAGAGGGGCGGACACAGTACACGATCGGGGAGTACGTCGACAAGGTCGTCCGCCCGGTCAGGGATTTATAGGAAGGAGCAGCAAATGAAAACCTATCAACTCGCGATCCGAGAGATCGCAGCAGCTCACGAAAAACTCGGGGAGCCGATGAAGAAGGAGGAGCAGCAGCTCCTCGAGAAGATGAACACCTACCAGCTCGCGCAGGAGCTCAACCTCGCCCGGGAGGTTTTGAACCTTCGGCAGATTCAGGAGACGCTTGAAATCTCCCGGGAGATGGCAGAGAACGAGCGGCGCAGGATGGCAAAACAAGAACAGGAGGAAACGAAATGAAAGCTATTGCAAAGGGCATCGACGTCAGCAAATGGCAGGGAACAATCAACTGGACACAGGTCAAGGGCGCGGGCATCTCATTCGTCATGATGCGCCTCGGGCGCGGAAAGCTGAAGGGCGGGCCGTGTGACTATGACATCAAATTCAAGGACAATATCGCGGGAGCGCTCGCGGCGGGCCTCGGGGTCGGTGTGTACTTCTACAGCTACGCCCTCAGCGTTGCCGACGCGAAGGCCGAGGCGGAATGGGTCATGAAGGCCATCGAGCCATACAAGGGAAAGCTCACCTATCCCGTCGCCTTCGACCTCGAGGACAGCTCTCAGGCGGGCCTCGGGAAGGCCGTTCTCTCGGACATGATTGTCGCGTTTTGCGGAGCCCTTGAGACAGCGGGCTACTATGTCACCCTCTACTCTAATCTCTCATGGCTCACGACAAAGTATGATGCCGCGAAGATTAAGCGGTTCGACGTGTGGCTTGCACAGTGGGAAGTCAGCGCTCCGACTTACTCCGGGAGCTTCGGCATGTGGCAACACTCGAGCAAGGGCAGCGTCCAGGGCATCTCCGGGAACGTCGATCTCGACGTCGCCTATTATGACTTCCCGGACATTATCAGGACGAAGGGTCTCAATGGGTTCGCCGCAACTTCCACCCCGGCCCCGGTTCCCGGCCCGGGCAAGGAGCTCACAGGGCAGGGCCTCGCGGACTATTGCAAGAGCCTCCTCGAAAAGCCGAGCGCCTACATGTGGGGCGAGTTTGGCAGAGAGATTACAGTCTCCCGCATTGAGGCGGCGGCGAAACAGTACCCGAGCCACTACAGCACACAGCGCGTGGCACACTTAAAGACGCTCGTCGGGAAGAGCTACATCGGGAGCGATTGCGTCGGCATGATTAAGTCCTATTATTGGGGCGGCATCGGAAATGTGAATTATGTCGCCGCGACCGACAAGTCGGCGGGAATGATGCTCGACGCGGCAAAGGTCAAGGGGGACATCGGGAGCATACCCGAAAGGCCGGGCGTGTGTGTCTGGATGGAGGGGCACATCGGCGTCTATGTGGGAAACGGCGAGGTCGTCGAGTGTACGCTCGGGACGTTCGGGGATGGCTTCGTGAAGACAAAGCTCTCCGCCCGGAAGTGGCTCAAATGGCTCGAGTGCCCCTACATCTCCTATGAGGCCGTTTCCGAGCCCGTGGAGCCACCGAAGGAGCCGGAGCCGACACCCGTCCCGGATTGGAAGCAGCAGGGCCTCACGGCCCTCACAGAGGCCGGGGTTATCACCGACCCGGACTATTGGGCCGGGCGCATGAATGAGACTGTCACGGTCGGCGAGCTCATGGGAATCGCTGCGAAAATGTTCGGGATTCTGAAATAGGCAAGGAGGGGCAGGATGAACAAACTCGCCGAGAAGCTCACGCTTGAAATGATTCCCGATGGTATATGGCACACGGTCGCCGAAGAGATCGGAGTCAGCAATCTCATAAAGCTCGCGGAGCTCGTCGGCGGGGCGAACATCTACATCCCGAAGGCTGAGAGCTTCGTGAGGCCCGTGCTCTATGAGAAAATCAAAAAGGAGTACAACGGTTATAACACCGCGCAGCTCGCGCGGAAGTATGGTATCACCGAGCGGTGGGTTCGGGAGATATGCGGGGACGACATGCCCGGACAAATGGAGCTCATTGAATACCTTGAGGGGCTCGGAAGTAACTCTTAGAATTGCTTCCTATGTAAACTTCATAGATTCGGCCTTATCCTATGACTTAGGAGCTAACGCTCCTAAGTCGTTTTTTTATTCCCAAAAAGGAGGAAAAAATCATGGTAGAAATTCAGACAGCGGCGGGTCAGGTACTCGTTTCCCTTGCGCTTGGGGTCATCTCCCTCTTGGGGGCCTTCGGGCTCTTCTACATCCGCAAGGGCGGCTTGTGGCTTGACGAGAAAACAAAGCAGCTCAAGGACGAGAAACTCAGGAAGCAGCTCGATGATGCCCTCGACGACGTGGAGAACCTCGCACGGGTTACGGTCGGGGCAATCGAACAGACGACCGCGAAGGCGATCCGGGAGGCCGTAAAGGACGGCAAAACTAACCGGGAGGAGCTCACCTCGCTCTCGAAGATTGCCTTCAGCGAAATCAAGAGCAAGGTCGGGCCGGAGGCTCAGAAGATCATCGCGGAGAACCTCGGCAGCTTCGATGAGTATCTCTCGAATCTGATTGAGGTCAAGGTGCTTGAGCTCAAGGCCGAGACGGGTCAGTAAGGGGGAACACATGGACGCGGGTCAAATTCTTATGTACGTCCTTCAGACCCTCATCACGATCGCCCTCGGGCTTGTGGGATGGAGCGTTAAAAACTCCATCGCGGAGCTGAAGAACGGAATCAAACACAATGCGGACGACATTAAGCGGCTCGAGGAGCGGCACAGTTCCGAGATGGAACGGATGAAGGAGAAATTCGACGACTTAAAGAGCGACCTCCCCTTCGTCTACGTCACCCGGGAAGACTACGTCCGCACAATGAACAACGTCGATAAGCAAATGAGCGACATTAACGGAAAGTTGGATCGGCTGCTTTCCGGCAGTAAGGAGGGGTAAGGCATGGACGAAATCACGGAAGCCGAAGTCAGCAGGAACAAAGCAATTAGGGGGTATATTGTGCGCTCCCTCGTCAAAGGGTTTCAGAACACCCTCCTCGTAAAGCAGATTACAAACGCATTGATCGCGGACGGAATGATCGTTTCCCCGGACATCTCAAAGCATCTCGATTATCTGAAAGAGGGCGGTTATATCACGTTTACCGACAAAAGCGTGACAGCCTATAACGCCTATCGCAAAGACGCGGTCATCAAGCTCACGAAGGAAGGGGTCGACCTCGTCGAAGGTACAACCGACGACCCGGGGGTCGATGTTTAATGGCGGAGCGGAGACGCACGCGAATCTCCTCGAAGATCACGCAGCTCCCGGAGGAGCTGAAGGAGCAGCTCGACGAGAAGCTCCTCGACACGGCGAACACTTACGAGGACATCGCAGAGTGGTTAAAGGCCGAGGGCTATGACATCAGCAAGAGCGCGGTCGGGCGCTATGCGATCCGGGCGAATCAAGCAACGCAGCGGGTCGTCGAGACGCTTGAGAAAACGAAGGCAATCGCCGCAGCCGTGGAGAAGAATCCGAGCCTTGACTATACCCGGGCGTCGCGGATGGTTCTCATGGACGGCCTCATGCAGCGGGTCAGCACCGCCGAGGAGGAGTTTCAGGAAATGCCGCTCGACAAGGCAGGGCGTCTGATTGCCGCCCTCTCGAGGACGGAGACCTATGAGCAGCGCGTCCGGCAGGACATGAAGAAGAAGTCCGAGCTCGCGTTCGAGCAGCTCGAGGCCGAGCTCATGGCGGCAATCAAGCAAGACCCGGAACTCACGAAGGAGCTGCACTCGATACTCAGCCGGGCGAGGGAGAAGGTGCTGAAGGATGGCGATTGATCTGAACGAATACCTCGAGAAGCTCGAGGAGCCGGAAGACCGAGAGGCGGTCGCAAACCGGGAATATCAGAAGGAGCTCTTCGAGGAGTATGTCGTCCGGGGAACCGACCGCCAGAAGGAACGGGAGCAGCTCCTCCGGGAATACCAGCAGGGCGCGGCCCTCACCGGGGAGAAGGGGCTCAGGAAGAAGCTCGGGGCGTTCGATCTGGAATACTTCGGGCGCGCCTATCTCCCGCACTACTTCGTCCGGGAATCCCCGGAGTTTCACGGGGAGCTCGATCGGATATGGGCGGAGGGCGTCCTCAAGGGCAAGAATCCGCTCACAGAGGCAAAGGAAATCGACCGGGCCCCGGGATGCCGCAGGGCAATCGAAGCTCCCCGAGGCCATGCGAAGTCGACGACCTTCACATTCAAGGATAGTATTCACGCCGGGGTCTACGGATACAAGCACTACGAGATTATCCTCTCGGACAGCACGGAGCAGGCCGAAGGCTTCCTCGGGGACATCAAGACCGAGATCGAGGAGAACGGGGCAATCCGGGAGGACTTCGGCGACCTTCAGGGGCGCGTCTGGAAGTCGACCGTCATTCTCCTCTCCAACGGGACGAAGATCGAGGCGCTCGGCGCGGGCAAGAAAATCAGAGGACGGCGTCACAAACAATGGAGACCCGACCTGATTCTTTGCGACGACCTTGAGAATGACGAGAATGTCAACACGACCGAACAACGAAAGAAACTCCGTAATTGGTTTTACAAGGCAGTCAGCAAAGCGGGCGACACTTACACGGACATCGTCTATATTGGGACGCTGCTCCACTATGACGCGCTGCTCGCCAACGTCGCCCGGAATCCGAGTTATAAAGCGGTCAAGTACAAGGGCGTCATCAGCTTCGCGGTCAATACGGAGTTATGGGACGCATGGGAGCGAATCTACACCGATCTCTCGAATGAGGCCCGGCAGGAGGACGCGGAGGCGTTCTTCGAGGCAAACAGGGAAGAGATGATCGAGGGGGCCGAGGTTCTATGGGAAGCGAAGCTCTCCTACTACGACCTCATGGTTATCCGCATATCGGAGGGCGAGGCGTCCTTCAATTCGGAGATTCAGAACGACCCGATCGACCCGGAAAATTGCACGTTCAACGAAGAGTGGTTCGACTTCTATGACGATGACGGCAAGATCGCGCCCGACTTCAGCGAGGGGCGGTTCCTCTTCATCGGCGCGAACGACCCGTCGCTCGGCAAGACCCGCAAGAGCGACACGAGCTCAATCATCGGGCTCGCGCTGGACACTAAAAGCGGCTATATGTACGTTGTCATCGCTTCCGTGGAGCGGCGCAAGCCGGACGTTATCATCGAGGACGCAATCGAAACGAGCCGGAGGCTCAAGCGGGAGTATAAAAAGCCCTTCACGAAGTTCGGCGTCGAGACGGTACAGTTTCAGGCATATTTCAAGGACATCATGGTTCAACGCTCGGCAGAGGCCGGGGAGTATCTCCCGATTGAGGAGATCAAGAGCATACAGAACAAGGACGTCAGGATTCAGAGCCTACAGCCCTTCGTCAAGAATGGCTACATCAAATTCTCGAAGCGGCACAAGGAGCTCTTAAAGCAGATGTCGGAGTACCCGATGGGAGCGCACGACGACGCGCCGGACGGCCTTGAGATGGCGGTCAAACTCGCGCGGAGCGTGACAGTCGGGACAAAGGTCGATTATAAATCAGTCATCAGCCGGGTTCTTAGATTCAGGCACGGCGGATATTAAGGGGGCGAGGCATTGAATAGTAAAAAGAAGAACAAACAGCAACGGCAAGCGATGAAGGCCCCAGCCCTGGCAATACAGAGGCCGGACTTCCATGAGGTCGCGGTCGCACAGATTCAAGACAAATATTCAAGTTACCCGTCGAATGGGCTCACGCCGCAGCGCCTCGCGAACATCTTCAGGGAGGCGGACGCCGGGGACATCATGCGGCAGGCGGAATTATTTGAGGAAATGGAGGAGAAAGACCCTCACCTCTTCTCACAGCTTCAGACACGCAAGAACGCGGTCACGGGCCTCGACTATGAGGTCATCCCCTTTGACAGCGACGACGAGCGTGACAAGGAGATTGCCGAGTTTATCGAGAGCGAGCTCAACAGCATTGAGAGCTTTGAGGACGTCATGCTCGACCTCCTCGATGCGATCGGCAAGGGCATCGCGGTCTCCGAGATCATGTGGGGATTCGAGGAAGGCCGGACTATGGTCAATGGCATTCGATGCAGACATCAAAAGCGTTTCTTCTGGGACGACGAGGACGACTTCAAGGTCAGGACACAGGACGCCCCGGAAGGCATCCTCCTCCCGGAGAATAAGTTCATCATCCACCGATACAAGGCACGCTCAGGGCATCCGGCCCGGGCGGGCGTGCTGAGGGTTGTCGCGTGGTGCTACCTTTTCAAAAATTACGACCTCAAGGATTGGGTCAGTTTTTGCGAAGTCTTCGGGATGCCGCTCCGCCTCGGCAAGTATGCACAGGGCGCAAGCGAGGCAGACAAAAAGGCACTCATGGAGGCACTCGTCCAGATTGGGACAGACGCGGCGGGCATTATCCCGGATGGCACGGAGATCGAGTTCAAGAACAGCGACAAGACCTCGACGACCGACCTCTATGAGCGGCTCGCGCGCTATTGCGACGAACAGATCAGCAAGGCAGTTCTCGGGCAGACACTCACGTCGGACAGCGGAGGCGGCAGCTTCGCACAGTCAAAGACGCACAACGAAGTCCGGCACGACCTCACCGTCGCGGATTGCAAGGCGCTCGCGGCTACACTGAGGCGCGACCTGATTCGTCCGCTCGTACTTTTCAACTTCGGCGAAGACCGCCGGATTCCTTACCTCCGCTTCGATTGTGAGGAGGGGGAAGACCTCGAGCAGACGGCGAACATCCTCGGCACACTGATAGAGAAGACCGGGCTCAAGGTTCCGACGTCGTACATCTACAAGAAGTTTTCTATCCCGAAGCCGGAAGGCGGCGAGGAAATCGCGATGCCAGCACAGCCAGCGGCTCCGGCCTATCCCTTCAAGTGGAACGCGGGCCGGGAGGTCGCCCTAAAGGGCCCGGCTCCGAGAGCCGACCCGCAGCAGCGCATCGACAAGATTGCGGACGCGGCAGTCAAGGCCAGCGCGGGAAAATTCGGGAAGCTCTTCTCCCCGGTTCTCAAGTTAATTGACAACGCGGAGACCCTCGAAGACCTGAAGAGGCAGCTCGAGGACGAGGAGCTCGCCGAGACGCTGCTCCGGGAGATGGACGCCGGGGACATCGAGGAGCTCCTTCAGCGGGCGATGATCGTCGCCGACCTCGAGGGGAGGGCGGTCGAGCATGGATGGCATTGAGAGCATCATCACAAGGAACGAGGAGCCCGCCTTCGAGGAGGCCGTCCGCTACTTTGGGGAGCGTGTCCCGGTCACTCCGGGACAGTTCTACAAGATCGCGGAAGAATACCGGGGCCTCGCCTTCACCGTCTCAGGCTATACGAGCGTTCAAGTGCTCAAAAAGTTCTACGACGAGCTCCTCGGAGCCATCGAGGACGGCGAGACGATGGAGAGCTTCCGAAGCCGGATGAACAGCTTCCTCGAGGAGAAGGGCTACGAAGGCGTAACACCGTTTCAGGCCGACAACATCTTCCGCACGAACACACAAACGGCCTATCAGGTCGGACACTATGAACAGATGACAGACCCGGGCGTCTTAAAGCTCCGCCCCTTTTGGCAGTATGACGCCGTCAACGACAGGAGCACACGGCCCTCGCACCTTGCGATGGACGGGCACGTCTTCCCAGCAGATTCCCCCGTGTGGGACACTTGGTTCCCTCCGAACGGATTCCGATGCCGCTGCACCGTGCGGACACTCTCACGGCGTCAGGTCGAGCAGATGGGGCTCAAGGTGGAGGACAGTGTTCCCGCTCAGGCAGAGCTCCCGGATGGACGCTTCACCCATGTCATGCCCGACCCGCACTTCGGGACGAATCCGGCAAAGGTCAGGTATGAGCCCGACTTAAAAGGCTACCCGGAGCCGCTCGTGAAGGCATACCAGAGACGGCAAAAATCCGGGGGAGACAAATGAGCCCATAGGAGCCCCTACAACGCATTTTAGAGGTCAGGGGGATAAACGGACGGGGTCAATCTTCTAACGCCGTTATAACGCGGGATAACGCCGTTCAGAGCGATTCTAAAAGCAAGTAAGGAATGGAGTGATAGAATGAAAGGATTTTTCGCCCTCAGCGGGGGCGAATCGGAGCTCAAGGGGGCCCCTGAGATTGTGAAGCTCCTCCCCCTCGGGCATGTCAGCACGAAGAAGGGGGACTTCGAGGTCGACGAGGAGAGCTTCAAGGCGATGAAAGCACAGATGCAGCAGCACGGCGTCGACATCGTCATCGACTACGAGCACCAGACACTCAAAGATATTCAGGCCCCCGCGGGCGGCTGGATCAAGGAGCTCGTGCTTCAGGACGGAGCGATCGCGGCTAAAGTGGAATGGACGGACACCGCCCGGCAGTATCTCAAAAATAAAGAATACCGCTACCTCTCCCCGGTCGTGTTCGTCAACAAGGATAACAAGGCGACGATGCTGCACTCGGCGGCGCTCACGAATACCCCGGCCATCGACGGGATGTTCCCGATTATCAATTCGCTCGGCCTCGAGGACTACGGGGACAGCGACAACAAAGAAGGAGGAAACAACAATATGAATGAATTGCTCAAAAAGATCGCGGCTCTCCTCGGCCTCGGCGAAGAAGCCACCGAGGAGGAGGTCATGCAGAAGCTCGGCGAGGCGCTGAACGAGGCGAAACAGCTCAAGGACGCAGCCGGGCAGAAGCAGCCCCCCGAAGAGGAGGGCAAGGTCGTCGCGAACAAGGTCGTTTGTGGTTTGCTCGGCCTCGAGGCCGGGGCGAAGACGGAGGACGTCGCGGCGGCAATCGTGGCGCTCAAGCAGCCGAAGGGGTTCGTCCCGGAGACGGAGCTCCGCGCGCTGAAGGAAAAGATCGAACGCAAGGAGGCGGATGACGCCGTCCTCGTGGCGCTGAAGGCGGGCAAGATTGCGGCAACACAAAAGGAATGGGCGACCGAGTACGCCCTGAAAGACCCGGACGGCTTCAAGGCGTTCATCGCAAAAGCCCCGCAGGTCGTCCCGATGGGTGAGATCGGCGTCGAGCCGGACGGCAGCAAGGCCCCGCAGCGGGCAAGCGAGGAGACGCTGAAGGTCTGCAAGATGCTCGGCGTCAGTGAGGAAGACCTCAAAAAATACGGATTTGGAAAGGATGATAAATAATGACACTTGAGAGAGGCAGAAAGACCCCGGAAGTCGCGGAGGGCGGGCGGTTCCTTGTCCTTCCCGTGGCGGCGGGCGTGAAGATTTACGAGGGTTCCCTCGTGGCGATCGGCGCGGATGGCTACGCGAAGGCCGCAGCGAAAGGCACGGGGCTCACCGCAGCGGGCCGGGCCGAGAGATTCGCAGACAACACAGGAGGCGCGGACGGCGACATCACGGTCAGGGTCGCCCGGGGCGTGTTCGTATGGGATAACGACGGTAGCGTCACGGAGGCGCACATCCTGAAGGACTGCTACATCGTGGATGACTGCACCGTCACAGCGACCAGCACAGGCAGCTCGAAGGCGGGCAAGGTCATCGCGGTCAGCGACGACGGCGTCGCGGTTGAGACCCGATAACGGGAGAAAGAGAGGTAAACACACATGATTGTTAATCAGCAGGCCCTCCGGGGCATTTACACGAGCTTCAAGGTCATCTTTCAAAAGGCGTTCGACCAGAATGAAACCTTATGGCAGAGGATCGCGACCCTCGTGCCCTCCGAGACGGGCGAGGAAAATTATAAATGGCTCGGAAAAATTCCGCACATGAGGGAATGGATCGGCGACCGCCAGATTCAGAACCTCAGCGCGTCGGACTACACCATCAAGAATAAGACCTTCGAGCTCACGGTCAGCGTACCCCGCAGCGACATCGAGGACGACCGGATCGGCCTCTATAAACCGATTGTTGAGAGCATCGGCCAGAGCGCGAAGCAGCACCCCGACGAGCTCGTCTTCAAGCTGCTCCCGGGCGGCTTCGTGAATAAGTGCTACGACGGGAAGGCGTTCTTCGCCTCCGACCATATCGTCGGGGACGGCAAGAAGGCAAAGAGCTACAGCAACAAGGGAACCGCCCGTCTGAGCCGCGCGGCCTACCGCGCAGCGCGTAAGGCGATCATGTCCCTCGTGGACGAGAACGGCGACAGCTTAAACCTCGTGCCCGACCTTTTGATCGTCGCCCCCGCGAACGAGGATGTCGCGAAAGAGATCCTCCTCGCCGACGAGATCAACGGCACGACTAACACCGACAAGGGCACGGCGGAGCTCATGGTCGCGACGCAGCTCGCCGGAAAGAGTGAAAACTCGTGGTATTTACTTTGTACGAAGCGCCCGATTAAGCCGTTCATTTTTCAGGAGCGAAAAAAGGTACAGTTCCACCAGCTCACCGGGGAGACCGACGAGAATGTCTTCATGCGGGCCGAGTACGTCTACGGCGCGGACAGCCGGGATAATGCGGGCTATGGTCTATGGCAGATGGCCTATGGCTCGGACGGCTCCGACCCGGAGACGCCTCCGGCCTCGGGCGGCGCAGACACCCCGACCGCATAACAGGCCGGGCCTGAAAGGAGGCGGCAAAGATGGCCTACTGCACAGAGGACGAAGTCCGGGGGATGATTAAGGACGACGCCCTGAACACATTGATCGGCGACGCCTACATCGAAGAACCAGAGCGGCGGGAGGAGCTGCTCCGCCCAATTGTCACGGAGGCGGTCGAGGACGCGAGCGGCGAGATTGACGGCTATCTCACAAAGAGATACAGTCTTCCCCTTCCCGGGCCTCCGAAGATTCTCAACAAATTCGCGAAGGACATTGCAGTCTATAACCTGTTTTCCCGGATTGGGATTGACGAGAGCAGCGAACAGAAGAACATCCTCAACCGTTACAATGCGGCGATTAAGTTCCTCACGCTGCTCGCCGAGGGGAAGGTCGACATCGGGGTCTCCGATACCACCGAGGCAGCCCGGACGGGGTTCAGCGTCAGCTCGAGCCCCCGCCTCTTCTCCCGGGATAAACTGAGGGGGATGTAATGGGCTATAGCATCCGCCTCGAGGGAGACGTCCGAAAGCTCATGAAACGCCTGAAGCATTACTCCGACCTTGACAAGAAGCACATCACGGCGGCGATGGCGGAGGCGGTCAGGACATCCACCCTTGAGCGGTACAAACAGGAGAAAACCCCGGAGGGCAAGAAGTGGAAGTCCTCCATCCGGGCGGAGACAGAGGGCGGCAAGACGCTCACCGACACGGCACGGCTGAGAAATTCCATCCGGGCGAAGTCGGACGCCTCGGGGTTCACGGTCGGCACGAATACGATCTACGCCTCGACCCACCAGCTCGGGGAAAAAGGCCGGAAAATCACCATCCGGGCAAAGACCTCGAAGGGGCTCGTCTTCAAGATTGGCGACCGCTGGATTCGCAAGAGACAGGTCACGGTCAGGGTCAAGATTCCGGCCCGCCCGTTCCTGGGCCTGTCAGAAGACGACCTTCAGGAAATCAAGGGGACGCTCGAAGACGCTCTCGGGGAGGAGTAAAAGATGTTTGTACAATGTCAGCAATTCTTAAAGGACGCGCTGAAGGAAGCGGGCATCCATACGCCCCCGATCACCAGCCTGAAGAAACTCACGTTATACACCGACAGTCACGTCGGCGCGATACTCTTCGATCAGGAGACCCTCAACCGAAGCGGCTCGAAACGTATTTTTAAGAATGAGAGGGGCGACCAGCAAAAGAGGCGGAAGGTCTACGATCGGAGCATGACATTCGACGTTATTATCGGCGAATACACAGCGGAAAAGGCGGAGGCAATCTACGAGCGGTTCCTCAGTACGGTTGAGCGCGGTCTGTATATCGACGGAAATTTCACGGCGGCGGAGATTGAGGGCGCGGATTGGGTCGAGAAGGATGACAGCATCTTAAAGGCTCAAGTCGCCGTACAAGTCAAAATCAGGTTTGACGGCGGCGTCTACCGTGACACCGACTATATTGACGCCAGCAGCAAGGAGCTCGGCATCAGCGCCGAGAACATCATCGGAAAGGAGACAGTCACACATGGCGAAGACACAGGAGCCGGCAGCACAGGGGCCGGCAGAGAATAAAGCAGGGCCGGAGCTCTTCAGGGTCGAGGAGCTCAAGGCCAAAAAGAAAACGTCCGCCCCGATCTATAGCGGCGTATGCACCGCGCAGAATTGGAGGCCGGGCAAGGTAATCTCGGAGGCGGACTATGACGCAGCAGTCAAGGCGTTCAGCTTCGCCCCTATGGGAAAGAAGGTGGAATAAATGCTCGGAGATGTAATTGCAACCGTCAGCGACGGCCTCCTCGGATTTGAGACCGAGAAGGGGACGGGGATATTCGCCGCGATCGGCGTCTCCCCTGTTAAGGCGGATGCACCACTCACAATCACAGGGAACATGGGCGTCACGAAGATCAGGGAGCGCCTCGGCCTCTCCCCACTTGCGGATTCTGTCATGGATTCGGTCGAAAGTGGAGCAAGCCGGATTTACTGCATCCCGGTCAAAGCAACGACCGAGGGCACAATCAGCGAAATCAAGAAAACAGGAGAAAGCTCCGGGAGCTGCACCGCCGAAGGCAAGCCGAACAACGCTTATTCGGTCATCGTGGAGTTCACGGGAAAGGGCGGGTTTAATACAGCGCTCTTCACCTACTCCATCGACGGCGGCTTCAGCAAGTCCGACGAGGGCACGCTCCCCATGACGGGCGAGTATGAGATTCCCGGGACGGGCGTGACGCTGAAGTTCACACAGGACACCAGCACGCCGGAGGAGAGCTTCCAGATCGGGGACGCCTTCAGCTTCAGCACAACGGCCCCTCAGATGACGAACGCGGACGCGCTGGACGCAATCGGGAAGCTCAAGCAGTTTGACGAGCTCTTCGAGTTCGTCCATGTGGTCGGGGAATCTACTCCGGCTATGTGGGCGGCAGTCTCGGAGGCACAGGCCGAGCTTGAGGAGCTGAAGCACAAGCCGCTCCTCTTCATCATGGAAGCCGGGAACATCGGAAAAGACGAGGACGTCGGCGACTATGCCCTCCGGCTCGAGGCTGAGAAAAAGAAGCTCAAGAACAAGAATATCGCCGTTGTAGCGGCCCGCTCCCTCTATGTGAAGATGGACGGCACAACGGTCGAGATCAACAACGCCGGGATCGTATGCGGCCTCATGGCAAAGACCAACGTGCAGCAGTCCATCGGACGGACGTCTGAAGCGGCGGGCATGGGAATCTCGAAAGACAAAATGATCGAGCTCCGTCCGGCAGGAATCAAGGAATACCTTGAGCTTCTCGATAACGCGAAATATATCACGTTCCGGGAGTACGACGGCCTTGAGGACTTCTATGTCACAAATGCCCGGGTCATGTCCCCGGACGGCTCGGACTTCCGCTATATCGAGGACGTGCGCGTCGTGAACAAGATCGTCCAGGAAGTCCGCAAGGCCGGGCTCCCGCTCCTTCAGGAGGACATCGACGTCGAGGACACACAGGGAGAGCTTGAGCGCCGGGCGAAGTATATGGAAGCCCCGCTCGACGATATGGTTCGGAACAAGGAAATCTCCTCCGCGCAGATCACCGTCCCGGAGGGTCAGGACATCATCAAGGATGAACGGATGGACGTTGTCGTCCGCTATGTGTCCCGGGGCTATATCCGCACGATTCACGTTGACATCGGGCGGGCCAACGTCACAGCGTAAAGGGGGGAAAACAGATGTTAAGAGTAAACGGCAGGGCCTACGATTGGGGCGACGTCGACTTCCAGATGCCCGGCCTCAATATTGAGGTTCAGGAAATCAGCTATAACGACGAGCTTGAGAAGGAGGTCGTCTACGGGGCGGGTCAGAGGCCCCGGGGCTATGGCGAGGGCAACTACAAGTCGGAGGGCAAGATCAGCCTCCTCCGCGACGATTATGACGAGCTGCTTGACTATTGCAAGCGGCGGGGGATAAAGCTCTACAAGCTCGTCATCCCGAAGATCGCGGTCTCCTATGCGAATCCGGGAAGCCGCACAAGGACGGACATCCTCAGTACGGTCACATTCACGAAAACAGACCAGAAGGCAGCACAGGGCGACAAGAGCCTCAAGGTCGACATGGACTTCCTCATCGTCAATGGTATCACCCGCGACGGCGTGAAGGCAGTCTAATCAAAATAAATGACAAATGGAGGTAACGATCATGGAAGAGATCAAAGACAACAGCACACCGAAGGCGGCAGCGGACGCCGCCCTCACTGAGGAGCAGAAAATCAAAGCGAAGTACAGCGGCGAGAAGGTCTATAAAATCGCGATGACTTTGCACCCGGACGACGAGACGGAGGTTCCCGTCCGCTATTTCTTCAAGCGGCCCGGGAATCCGAGCTATAACCGCTATGTCAAGACCGCCTCGAAGGATATGACGGGCGCGCTCAAGACGTTCATGTTTGACGCGGTCGTCGAGGAAAGCAAAGCGCAGCTCGAGGAAGACCTTGAGGAATATCCGGCCCTCGCGATCAGCGTCGGCGAGAAGCTGCTCTCGATGATGGGCTTCACCGACTTGTCAAATTTGAGGAAACTCTAAGCGAGAAGCTCCGGGAGGTACGGGCGAACATCTTCGACGCGGGGACGCTCGAGATTCATCGGTTCGTGCCTCCCGCTCTCTTGGAGGGAATAGACGTCGACAGGCTTGAGCTTGAGGAGTTCCTCGAGCTGCTTGCAAAGGCGCGTTATGTTCAGGAGGTAGAGGCCGCGATTATTCAGCGGGGCGTCGTGGAAGCCTTCGGGGAGGAATGAAAAAGCCGACCCTTTAAAAGGTCGGCTCCCGTCGCTGAATCCATGCGCTATAAAGTTTTGTCGCGTTCCTCGCGGCCCTGAAGACGCTCTCCTTCTTCTTGTCCAGATGTCGGCCCCGTGTGTTTTGGGCCCCTATCCATAGTGCATAGGGGATGACATACAGGGTCAACGGCACGAAGACGAGGATAGAAAAGCCAACGCCGACGCACAGAGCAAAGACGAGAATCTTCAGCATGAAAGAAAAAAAGACCATCCTCACCGCCTCCTCGCTCCCATTATAACACGGGAAAGGAGTGATTAAAAGCATGAGCCTCGAATCGGTATTCAAATTGAGCCTCATTATGAACCTGATTGACAACCTCACCGAGCCGATGTCGAGGGTCTCGTCGGCAGCGGGGGGCTCAATCAGCAAATTGCAAAGCATGGAACAGACCCTCGGAGGCATGACAAAAGGCGGCGCAGTCATGGCGGGCGTCGGTATGCAGATCACAGACGCAGCCCTCGCCCCGGTCGAGGCGACCTTCGAGACCCGGAGGGCGCTTGGGGAGCTCTCCTCCCTCGGCGTGAAAGACCTCGGGGCGCTGGAAGACGCCGCGCGCAGCTTCTCCGACCAATGGGCCGGGACATCGAAGGCGGACTTCATCAGCGCGGCCTATGACATCAAGAGTGGCATCGCGTCCCTATCGGATGAGGGCGTCGCACAATATACGGAGCTCGCGGGCGTCACGGCAAAAGCAACGAAATCGACCATCGGACAGATGACCGACCTCTTTGCGACAGGCTACGGCATTTATAAGGACTTCTACGGAGACCTCTCCGATATGGAGTTCGGCGAGATGTTCAGCGCCGGAATTGCGACGTCTGTCAAGCAGTTTAAGACGGACGGCTCGCAGATGGCGGGCGCAATCAAGACACTTGGAGCGTCGGCAACGACGGCACAAGTTCCCCTCGAGGAGCAGCTCTCAGTCCTCGGTATGCTTCAGGCGACCATGTCAGGCGCGGAAGCGGGCACAAAATACAAGGCGTTTCTGAGGTCAGCCACAAAAGGCGGCGAGGCCCTCGGCCTAAGCTTCACCGATGCGAACAATCAACTTTTATCCATGCCCGAGATACTCGAGCAGCTCCGAGGTAAGTTCGGCGAAACGATGGACGCCGCCGAGAAAATGGAGCTTCAAAAGGCGTTTGGGGACACGGAGGCCGTCGCGCTCATTGATCTCATGTATAACAAGACGGGCGACCTTCAGGATAACATCCTCTCCCTTTACGATTCAATGGGCGGAGGGATAGGAGTCGCCACCGATATGGCGACGGCAATCAACGAAACGGAGCCGGAGAAGTTCCAGCGGCTCCAACAGCAAATACACAATGTCACGGAAGACCTCGGGAACAGCCTCCTCCCTACTGTCAATACAGTCATGGGGAAAGTCGGGGAGTTTATCGCAAAGGGGGCCGAGTGGGTACAGAGCCATCAAGAGCTCGTCCGGGTCATTATGCTCGTCGTCCTATGCCTCGGGGGATTCCTCACGGTCGCCGGGTCAGTCATCGCAGTTGTCGGAGGCGTGGGCCTTGTGTTCACAAAGACGGCGGGGGTTGTTACCGGGTTCATAGGCACAATTAAGAAGCTCCCGGGGATGTTGGACACCGTGCGAATATATGGCATGTATGCGGGGGACGGCATAAAAAAGGGCTTTTCGTATATCAAAAGCGCCGGAGTCGGGGCAATCAACGGAATCAAAAATGTCGCCCTAAGTATGGCGAACATGGCGAAGACCGCCGCAATCAGCGGGGTCAATGCTTTAAAGAGCATGGCGACCGGGCTCGTAGGAATGGCAAAACAGGCACTCACAACAGTATCGACAGCTCTCGGGCCACTTATAACGAGTGTATGGAGCTTCACGGCGGCACTCCTCGCAAATCCGATCACATGGGTCGTTATCGGTATTATTGCTTTAATCGCTGGCATTGTATTGCTTTACAATAAATGCGAATGGTTCCGAAATTTAGTTGATAGTATCGTCAGTACAGTCAGCGAAAAACTGGGGGCAGCCTTGGATGTAGCTCAAACGGTATTTCATGGTATTGGAAACGTAATAGGAATAGTTATGGAAGCAGCGAGAGCGACCGTTTCTGAAAAACTCGGAAATATGAAAGCTGCATATGAGGCACACGGCGGAGGCATACAGGGAGTTGCAGCCGCAGCAATTGAGGGAGTAAAAGGATTTTATACCGCCGGATTTACTTTTATAGACAATTTAACAGGAGGAAAACTATCAGAAATTCGAAATAGATTTTCTCAAGGAATACAGAATGTAAAGACTGTAATTACGGATAGTCTTTCATGGTTTAGAGAATCAGGGAAAAAAATCCTTACTACGTTTACGGAAGGAATTAAATCCGCAATATCAGCACCAGTGGAAGCAGTAAAGGGAGGGCTTCAAAAAATCCGCAACATGCTGCCCTTCTCAGATGCAAAAACCGGGCCGCTTTCAACTCTTACTCTCTCCGGCCATCGGACGATGACAACTTATGCGACAGGTTTACAACAAATGGCAGAAGCACCCGCCGAGGCCGTGGGGGAGGCTCTCTCCCGGATCGGTACACAACTCGGGCCGCAGATCATAAGCGAGGAACCTGAGACGGTCGGTATCGCAGCGACACGGGGGCCGGTTCGGACAATCGAGCGCCGGGAGTTAAGCAAAGAAAAAGAAACCAGCTCAACGACCAGTGAGAAAGACACCGGGGTCAGCATCAATGAGTTTCACTTGACGGTCGACTTCTCAAAGATTAAGGAGCTCCCAATGCTCCTAAAGTTCCTCAGAGAGATCGAGGACTATGCAAACGCGAACGGGCTCGCAACGCAGGGGGAGGGATGACGGCATGATATACACAGACGATAGCACCGTGAAGATCGACGCCGTCGTCCTTCCCGGCCTCTTCAAAAGTATTGAAGTTAAGGGGGACGCGATTGTCGACGAGCAGGACGTCGAGGGGCAGAGTAAAAAGCCTAAACAGGCGACAGGCTACGAAGACATAAAAGTGAACATCGAGCTCATAGTCGATGACGGGCCGCTTCTCACCAAAATTCAGAAGCTCGAACAGATTCAGCAGCTTTTCAGAATACCGGGGCAAGAGAAGCCGACCGTCCATGAAATTATAAACGAACATACAGCGGCCCGGGGCGTAAAACAGGTCATTTTCAAGAACCTCACGCATAAGGCCGAAAACAAAAAAAGGCAGCTCGTCGTCACGCTTGAATTTTGGGAGTACACCGTTATGACGATCACAGCCTCGAAGTCTTCAAGCGGATCGTCCGGCTCAAAGAAAGCAGCGGCAGCGGCGACAGCGAAGAGCAACCTCAACGAAGATTATCAAAATTATCTCGGGAACCGGGGCAAGGCTCCGGCCCTGAAAAAGTCACCAGCAAAGGACACCGCCAGCGGTGCGAAACATGTCGCGACCGTGAGGGCGATGCCCTATTGAGGAAGTGAGATCATATGGAAACGGAGGAATTATTCTACCCTGAGATCAGCGTTGCGATCGGGAGTTATGCCCTTCAGAAGGGCATCGAGGTCGAGGTCTATTCCGACCAAAACTCATATTTTGATTGGTCAAAGGTGCGCTTTACACCACAATTTCAGGAAAACATAAGCGTCGCAGAGAAGGAGCCGGGGACGGTCATGCTCGGATATAACGGAGTTCTTGACACAGTCTTCGAGGGATATGTCTCCGGGCCCTATAGCGGGGGCGGCTACATGGACGAGATTGTCCTGAAAGACAAGATGCTGCTCCTTGAGGAGACAATCATCTCGAATACCTTCCTCGACGTGACGCCGCAGGAGATCATCTCCTACTGTCTCGCGCAGGCGGGGGTCACAGAAGCGAAGCTCTCGGCGGAAATCTACCAGCCCCGAGCGGTCGTGCCGATCTCGCAGAAGAACGTCATCGCAGCCATTAAGGAGGTCGGCACAGTTTGGGGCATTAAAAACAAATTCTTTTTTTCGGGCGGCGTCTTCTATTGGGGCGAGAAGCCTGAACAGGAAAAGATATACAACTTCGAGTATGGCGTCAACATCATCACCCTTGACAGGCCGCTCGGCTCGTGGGAGCTTGAGACCGTATCGGCTCCATTCGTGAAGCACTCACACAAGATCAACGTCACCCATCCGAAGGTCTCGGGCGAGTTTGAAGTTAAGAAGGTCGTCTTCAGAACCAATGAGACGGGCTTCGTCAGGACATATATAAATTTCTAATTCAAAGAAAGGGGGGGCACATATGGGCCCGATGGAAAAAATGATTCAGGACGTCATGGACAAAAAGCTGAAGGAAGACTTTCCTCAGATACAACTCCCCGCCGTTATGAAGGCACGAGTCACGAAGGCGACCGCCCTCGCGGAGGAATATGAAGATGACGAGCTGAAGATCGAAGACAAGGACGCCGGGCGAACCTTCGAGGCGAAGATCACCGGGAAGTGGTTCGAGTATAACCTGAAGATTCTCACGAAGGACGGAGACGTCGACACACGGTTCCCGGAGGTTCCGGGGGTCATGTCAAAAATTCAGATTGAGGCCGGAGGCATGGCGGCGGTCGCGCTGCTCTATGGGGAGCTCATGCCCTACATCATTGGGGAGGTCAGATAATGGCAGGACTAAACGACACAGACATCCGCCTCGATGACGAGTGGCAGCTCACACAGGCCAGCACGGGCGACGCCCCGGTCTGCTCGGGGACGGACTGCTTCCTTCAGGACATCCGCCTTGAGGCAATCACACAGCCCGGGGAGCTCTTCTATGATCCCGATTGGGGCTGGGGCCTTCTCGAGTTCCTTCAGGCGGAGGACGACGACCTCATCCGGCTCGAGATCAGCGAGCGGGTCAAGGAAAAGCTCCGACGCCGGAAGGAGATCAAGGCCGAGACGATCACCGTCTCCCTCCTCTTCGGGGACGAAGTCCTGAAGATTCTCACACGGTTCCAGTTTGTCGGCAGCGGAGAGACGCAGAGCGTCGAAGTCGGGCTCGACCGTGTGAAAGTGGAGGTGATACTCATTGATTGATAAAAAGATATTAGACGAAGTCCTTCCCGTCCCGGAGCTTGAGGAGTTAGCGGACGAGAAGATCGCGGAGCTGAAGGAGGAGGGCTTTGTCGTCACAAACTTCAGCCCGGGCGGCATCTTCTACCACCTACTCATGATTGTCTGTCAGATCAGGATCGAGCTCATAGTGCTCCTCCGGGCCGTATTGAATAATATGTTTGTTTCCCATGCCGATGGCGTATGGTCGGAGCTGAAGGCGGCGGACTTCTCGAAGAAGCGCAAGGACGCGGTCAAGACGCGCGGCTATGTGACAATCAGTCGGGAGGCCGTAAAAGGCAAAGACGGCGAGGAGCTCGTCGGGGACGCGGTCAAAATACCGAAGGGGCACATCTTCAAGACAATCCGGGACATTAACGGCGAGGAGCTCCGCTACTTCGCAGTCGAGAACACCGTGCTCCAACAGGGTGCACTCTCGGGCGTGGTGGTGGTGGAGGCCGAACAGGAGGGCGCACGCTACAACGTCCCGCCCGGGCAGATCACGAAGAGCCTCACGCACATTGAAGGCATTGACAAGATCGAGAATCTCTCCGGCTGGATCATCCGGGAGGGGGCCGACATCGAGGACTATGAGAGCCTCCGGGCCCGGACGCTCGGCGCATGGGCGGAGCTCTCAACGCTACCCATTAAAGACAAATATAAAAACGTGTGCGAAGGCGTGCCCGGGGTACTCTTCGTAAATGTTCACGATCTTCATCCACGAGGACAGGGGACGATAGATATTATTGTCACGGGTACGGCAGGACAGGCGACAGAGGGGCTTTTAGAGGAAGTCAGAAAAGCAACGGAGAATATCCGGGGGCCATATGATGACGTGCTTGTCATGAGCTCAACAACCATTGAACAGGATATCGCGGTCACGATCACTGTGTCGGAGCTGATTGATTCAACAGGCATGGAGGAGCGGGCAGCTTCCGTCATTGCGGAGCTGCTTAAGATACGCAAAGGAAGAAGCCTGAACGAGCTCACACATGCTGATATCATCTTCGAACTGAAGGATAAACTCCCGGACATCCGAAACGTCAAGGTAACAGTCCCGGAAGAGGATGTCTTCCTTGACAGTGACAAGGTTATTGTCCTCGGGAAGGTTTCCGTCACAGCGAGGAGGGTCTGAAATGTTTGAAAAATTTAGCGACTATATGTACAGTCTGCTTTTCGCTCCCTTAAAGAAGTTCAGTCAAGCCGGGAACCAGTTCTACATTTTTTTTAAGATCATCGGTAAACTTTTCGATGATACGAAAGCCGACATCTTCCGCGTCCGTGAAGAGAGTATGATTGCCAGTGCAAATACGATGATGCTCTCAGAACACGGAAAAGACCGGGAAATGCCGCGCTTGAGAGGGGAAAGCAATGAAGGTTACAGAATCCGGTTATCAATGAAAGGAATTATAGCTCAGAAGGCAGGAACCATACAGGGACTACTTTTATGCTTAAAATCCTTAGAGCTCGACGGAGAAATTATTCCGTATTATACAATTTCACCGGAACGATGGGCTGAATTTATTATTAAGATTCATTACTCATTAAGCAGTACAACACCGCTTTTACTTAGCTCCATAAAAAATGAGATCAGGAAGGTTAAGCCAGCAAGTGCGAAAGATAATTATTTATTCAACTTTTATACGGAGTACAAAGTCACGATTGAATATGTTAATGCAATACATTTTCGACTTGCCTTCTATCCCAGGTTTAATCAAGCCTATTTGTATTTAGATGGTACATGGAAACTGACCAATTCACAACAGCTAAACGCATATAGCAGCAACAATTTAGTTGACTTCTATCCGGTCGGTATGCGCCTCAAAATCAAAATCTATGCAACTATGTCTTTAGAAGATGCAATCCGTTTCAGCTCTATCCTTAGGAAATATGTGTATCACTATGAAAACTTACACAGATACCGTATAGCAGCACAACATGTTTTGTATAGCGCAGAGCTGGAAAAGCATCAGATCATGATATTGCATACCATGAGAGCGGATCAAAGAGTAAGATTCTTATTATCTTTTTCAGGAGTACATCAAACAGACGCTATACACAAATACCACTTAGCAGCACGGCAGACACTGTATAGTAATGTGCAAGATAAATGTCAAATAGCCGTATCACACAATCTGAAGCTAAAACAGCAGATCACGACTCAATTTATCAATCACGAAGAAATTACCTCTAACGCCTCGTATCATGGCTGTATTAGTATCCATGAAGATATGACAGAGTCAGAAACGGTCAAAAACCGTCTTCAGGCACAGGAGGAAGTCTCAACAGGTATTATCAGGATTTTTCAAGTAAATTACATTGATAATTCATGGAAAATGAACGGAAAAAGAAAACTGAATGGCGGATTGTCGATTGTTTAAAAGGAAAGGAAAAAAATATTATGGATTCAACAAATGGAGTAATCACAATAATCGGAAGAAAAAAACTTTGTAAGGCTCATGCAGGAGAAATCACACTCCCCGTAATTACACATATGGCATGGGGAGATGGCGGTGTAGATGAGGCTGGAACTCCTAAACTTGCAACAGGAAGCGAAATCGCTTTATACAACCAGTTATTAAAAAAAGAAATTGAGAATCATGTATTTGTCAACGATGAGGAAACGGCCTGCCGCTATACGGCAACTATCGATAAAGGCGAGCTCACAGGAAAAGAAATATCTGAAATGGGGCTATTTGATTCTGAAGGCGATTTAATCGCATATCGGACTTTTATGCGAAAGGGAAAAGACGCTGACATTCCGCAGATTTATGACATGGATGAAATTTTCTAAGGAGGATGAGGTATGGCTTTTATCATTAATGATCCACCATCATTTACCACAAATATTGAGCAATGGGATCGTGAGACCTTAGCAGATGGCTCTGAAATGGCTAAAGTCATCGAAAAGCTCTTGAATAATGAAATCTATAACAAAGCACAAAATGAGCGTCAGGATCATGTTACACCTGTGACACTTACGGTTTCAGGCTGGACTGGAAATGGGAATCCATATAAACAGGAAATTTCTGTTGAGGGGCTGACAGAGGAAATGGAGCCGTCAGTTATGAAGGGGATACCTGAAAATGCAACAACAGATTTTATCAAAGATTATAATAAAGCCTTTAGCCTTATTTACTATGCAAAATCAGCAAATGGGAAAGCAGTATTTCAGGCATATAAAAAACCGACAGTAGATATTTTGATTGGTTTGAAAGGAGTGTAAATATGGGAATTATATGGCTTCCGAGTGGTGGCGGCGGTGGCGAAGGTAGTGACGAATGTACTCTAATGTTACAGGATGTTCCCCGTGGCCTGAAAGCAATTACGAAAGATTCAGATGACGAAGCACGTGAAGGAACGTTGAATACAGAGACCAGTGCAACGGACACGATAGTATTATCCGGGGAAACTTACATGAAATTCAACCAGGAAACGAAACACTGGGAAAAGCATACAGGGAGTTTGGTGAATCGCGGAGCTTGGACAACTCGCATCGGAATTAATGGAAAGGCTCTGATTCCGGCAGGATTCCATAATGGGGCGGGATATGTCGATCAGGCGGTAACAAACCGTGGAGCATGGACATCAAGCGTCGGAATGAATGGGGAAGTAACTGTTCCTGAAGGTTATCATAACGGAGCTGGAAAGGTCTCCGGCCCTTCAGTAACTCAGCGTGGAGCAGTTACAGCCGCGCTCAATTGCGGGGGAAGTTATGCAATTCCTGAAGGCTATCACAATGGAGCTGGAAAAGTTACTGCAAATAGTCTGGCGAGCCAGACAAGCGGAAATGCAGGAGCCGCTGATATAATATCAGGACGGAGCTCGTGGGTCAATGGTTCTAAAGTTGTAGGATCAATGGCGGACTACCGGAGTACACCAACGGAAATTGATGCGATCCGGCTGAATAATTCACGTTTCGAGGTGGCGGTAAAGGCGGGATGTCATGGATATAGCTGGGCTGGGAATGGCTATGAATATATGAGTTATGCGCAGGTAGCGAACGCGATCGGACTCTCAGCAGGGGTCATTAAAAAGGGAGTTCGTATAATGAACCTT